ACACTTGGTTATTTATCACCAAATGAATACGAAAAGAATTACAAACAAAACAAGTTAATCAATTAATCATTAAAATGAACTTACTATATTTTTAACTTGTCCGTTTTCTTGACATAGTACCACTTGTTTTATATAGACTCATTGATATATATTAAATATCATGCATCATTCTATATTCTATAAGACTTAAGTAATTTATTTTCCAAGAAGGTCTTTTGTTATTGAAGTAATTCACATAGATTTCAATAGTTGCTCAAGCATCTTGAAAATCATCTATTTTAAGGTCTTATTAATGTCTACCTTTTTTTCCATTAAGTGATTTTATAACTGGATTATCCGTTGGAGTAGTGACCCTTGACATACTTTTTATGATTGAGTAATATTTGTGCGCATTCTCATACTTCTTTGATGCATATATTTAACCTTGGTCACTGTGTAAGATTGTATTCAAATCACCTTGCTTTTTATTTTTTAATTATGAGTAATCAAATTAACTGTATTATATATATAGGTCATTGTAAAGTTGTTTTAAATTCTTTTTTCTTATTTATATCACCGTTTCCATTAGTGGCCATGTCCCCTGTTTTTCATAGCAGTGTAACCTTAGTTCAAATACGGTAGGGTCCTCAAAAAATGGCCTTTTAAGCCAAAAACTCAAGTCCGTTCTTGTGAAAGGTATTTTATGTAAAAAAGTCCATTAAAAAAAGAGTAAAATCAATGAAAAATCACTAATTTTACCCTAATAATAGAAAAAGTTGCTTTATATTAGAACGCTTAAAACGTCTATATTTAGACGTCAAACGTTATAAAGCAACTTGGTATAATTAACCTGTCTTGTCATTACGGAGTTTTACTCCAAAATCGCTATTTTCATACGGAGTTTTACTCCTTTTCATATGGAAAGTTGTATGTTTTCGTACGGAGTTGCTTTTTACCATCTGATTTCCAACACAGTAAGCCAGATTTATTACTAATCATATTTTGATTTAATATATATTTCCCAGTCTCTGATAATCTCTGGCCACGTTTTGTTTGTCAACTCGTTGATTAAAGAACTATCTGTAAACGCTTTAAAATATATTTCTTCACCATAGGTTTCTATAAAATAATGAACCATTGAGGTATATTGGAGCCCAGATCGACCAAAGTCATATACTTCATAGACACCACTGTAATCACCCATAAGATAAATATAGATATCATTTAGCTCATATCGATCTTTTGAATATTCAATCTCCCTATTATAAATCTCTCTAAACATTTGAGCTGCATCAGACATGGTTGGCGAGTTCACACTATTATCACTTCTTCCAAGATATTGGTGTTCATAATATTTATCGTAATAATAAAAATCGCGCCCATAGTAGTGGGCTACTGTTTCACTCAACCATTCGTTGTTTCCAGAGAATTTAGTATAAGGAAAAGTTAGAAAATGTATATACTCATGGCTTAATGCAGTAATTGTACATAGATATATTGCACCACTGGTGTAAAGTGAATAACCTCTATCACTATATTCAATAAATACTTTTAAATCTTGGTAGTCGACTGAATCATCTTTAAATAATGCATCCTTTTCATACATATCATCTTCAAAACGATAAATGTTTTCTTTTAACTCCTGATAATTACTCATTAAGAAGTTTCCAAAATATCGAAAATCGATTGAAACCTTCCTGAAGGATTCATGTAAAAAATATTTTGCGTGTTTTGTATACCAAACAGAATAATAATTCCTAGGATTCCTATCAAAAAATATTGGATGCTTATTGGTTGAAACTTCATATTCTAAACCATTTGCCATTATAAATTCATTGACTAATAATTTATATTCAGATTCGAATTCATCATAATCGCTTATAAGTAGTAAATTATTTATCTTTTGAATATCATAATTTTTAATTATAAATCTAGTGAAATGATTTGAGAATTGTTTTACAAAATTTATCACTCTTTTCCCGGTATATGACTCACTAAACGTAGGATAAGTTAAATCCATTAAATCGTCTCTGTCTTCGTGTAGAAAATACCTTATTACTTCCTCAGTTGACCATTCATCTTCTTCTATATAACCCAGTTCAATGGAGATAGATGTGGCTAAACCATAAATTAATCCATAATTTGCGTAACTTTCATAGAGACTAAAGAGTGAATGTAAAACAGTTTCGAATGATTGTATATTACCCTCATTAATATAGATTAACTTGTATACTTCATCAAAATAGTTTTCATCTTTATCAGTCAGCTTATAGGTTATTTGTTCGTTTTCAGCTAGACCCTTATATATTAATTTATCGACAATAACTTCTACCTCATCAATGACTTGACTCTCATTATCAATTTCTAACTCTTCGTCAAATATGTAATTGGCATTAACCTCATTTTTAAGTTCCAATAATTCAGATGAAACACACTGTCCATTGGAAAGAACTTCATCATCAGAACACGCTGATGTTGTTGGATTAACTTCTTGTGTGCAAGATGATAAAAACATCATGGCTAAAAGAATAACCGCTATTTTGATTGTGTTATATACTCTATGATTATCCACCGCGCACACTCCTTTGATTATTTTACTATAACAGACTCCGCTACTAGGCCATTATATTAATTATATCTTATTATATAATATTATGAGTTATCGCTCAACCTAATAACAATAAATAATAGAAAGAAAGCATTATAACTAAAAGTTAAAGTCATAATGCTTGTGCATCTTCTAATTATTTCTACTATTAAGGTTTATTCAACGGTTGTTCTTGCGACAGAAAACATGTCTTCATAAGCAATATCTACAATAACATTATTACTTGTATCAACAATACCATATAAACCGTCTTTTCTTACCACTGCATATCCATCAATAAATGTTGTCATGAAATCATATTCAAAATCAATCGCCACATTTCCTGTGGAAACATCAACGGCACCATATAAATTCTCATCATTCTTCAAAACAACCAAACCATTAGAAATGGTCGTTGCGTAGAGTTGGTCAGAAGCACCTTTATATAAATAATCCATGACCATGTTACCTGATAAGTCATAAATGGCGCAATACCCATTTTCATTTCTTGTCAGTACATAACCATCATTCACATCAACTGGCTGGTCTTCTTCAAATTCAATGACAAGATTACCTTGTTCATCAATCACCTGATATTTAGGTAAATCATACTCAGTTCCTATCATCCTTAAGGCTGTTCTGCCTATGGCATAACCATTTTTAAATAAAACTGGTTGGATGCCATCAAACATATGATAAACTTCAATGAAGTCTGTATCTAAAACAATGTCGCCTTGAGGATTAATAAAGGCATACCTATCTTTGAAAGAACCATCTTCTACTGAACCTGTTTGAATTCTAACTGCAGCTAAACCATTTGAAAACGATGTACAATCATTGTAATCACCATCTAAAGCAATATCGCCGTTTTCATCAAGGTAAACACATTTATCAATATTAGGATTGGTGACATTATAAGTATACGCTGGTACTAATCCATCTGAAAAGTGAAATCTAGCTCTAATATGCATATCGTTTTCCTGAACCAATGGATATGTATTTTCAATTTCAAATAAACTGGTTTCTTCATGATCCATAAACTTAAGAATTGAATCCCCCATATGAACTTTTGTGATTCTATCACTGGTGAATTGAAGATTACCCATAGTGCCAAAAAGTGACCCTGTATACCAATTTGAAAATTCATTACCAATCGTATTTATAAAACCTGCTCTACCTTCTTTGACAACTAAAGCATAACCATATCTAAAAGGTTCTACACTATCATACTTAGCCTCAATAATCACTTCTCCAGTTGGTAACATAAAGCCGTATTTTCCGTCATCTTTAAAGGCTATATAATTTTCTTTTCCTAGTTCATACACGCTAAACCTTGCGTAGATATCTGTATTTTCATTAATAGTTAGATCAAAATCATATAATTCTTCATAGGCATCTGACTTATACCAACCTAAAAACTGATAATCTCCATTACTTGGATCATTTATCTTTTCAACAGTATCACCGTGTTTGACTTCAACCACAATATTATCAAGAGAATCTCCCATAACAAAATTAACATCATAGGTTGTATTTGTGTCACTACAGGCTGATAGAAATACAAGGAATAAGATAGTTATTGATAAATATAATATCTTCTTAATTTTAATCATTCCTTCCTTATTAGATTAACCAATATTCATTACAATTGTTTGGTCTATAATATCAGACCAATTTGAATGATACTCATATGTGTATAATCCTGATCCACTGGTAAGATTCATTGCCGACCAACTATAAGAGTCAAAATATGTAGGTTCTATTTCTATTGTATAATATCCACCATAAAAATCAAGATTAGAAAGTGGATCGTTTATCGGAACCATAAGGGTCGATGTATGAACTTGAAGATATACACTTTTCTGCCCTAAATATTGTCCGTCTACTGTTATAAATGTTTGTCCTAAATAATTATATACATTATAAGAATTTGTCACATCGACAGCGTTTGTTTCTTGAGAGGCTTCAAAACCACTCATCGTTTCATGCCAATTATATACTAAATCAATATTGCTAAAATATGTATAATTTGCATCATCTGGTATTGCATTTACATCCGTGACATAGATAACTTTATAAAAATTATTATTATAGTACTCTAATTCAGAATTTGTAAATCTTGCATAAAACTGTGTTATCCCTGCTACATCAACAAATTTATCATCAATATCATCCAGTGGTAAATATAACTCCATTTGCAATCCATAGATAACATCTCCATTATTATAGTATGGAGCATCATAAAGTTTGTTTCCATCTTGATCATATTGGTGCACTTCTTTTAAAAACCCAGTTGCAATAAGTTCTATATCATCTGAGACCGGTGGTGTATCTCCGCTTCCTCCGCCGCCATCTTCAAAATAGAAGCCTGGACCGTAACCCCCATCTGCATTTACATTTTTTTCACTAAATGATAAAAACAAACTTAAAACTAGCATTAAACTAAAAATCAAACATTTCTTCGTTTTTTCCTCCTAAAAATAATTTGTAGTATAAGCGAAAGTGAGGCCAACTACATTAAATAATAACTAATGATGAACAATATAGAATCTAAAATCACCTTTAGCTCCAAATGTCCAACATGAAATGCCGTTTGTTAAAACTTAAAAGAAAATCTAATATCATCTCTAACTTAATATTGATAGTTTTTGGTCAAATCATTTAATAACTTTTTTAAAAGATGAAACCAAAAATCAATTCTTTAGAATTAAAGATATTAATAAAGAATAAAGTAAAATTCTAATGCAATTATAGTTTATCATAAGAAGACAAGTAATACACCGGCGTATACGTCATACTTTTGACACTTTTTTATACTTTTTTTCGAAAAATTTACTTTTTATTGTAAATACATGCAAAATTTAAAATCCTGGATTTGAAGAATATTAAAACTCCTTTTGAATAGAAATGAAATTCTTATCAGCCTATATATAATAAAAAAACCAAACAATTAATGTATATCTCATCAATCGTTTGGTTATAAATTCAACTATATCATCACTTAAACATGAGGCATATGGAATTCACAACCCCCATTTATTAAGCACCTCGTTAGTTGCTTCTTGTAATAAAGCGAAAGAATAGATTCTATCTTCTTTGTTGGTTTCATGTTGTATTTCTTTTTTTACTAGATATATTCTTCTTAATTCATTCCACATTTCTGAACCTTTTATTTGTTTAAACTTTTCAATAAAATGGTTTGAATCAGGCACTTGTACAAAATGATATGGCCCATTACTTCCATTCTCTTTTTCATTTTTTAGAATTTCAGAGTATTCACCCTTTTTCACAATTGCCAAATCATATGAATATTTCAATTTACCACCTTCTATACATTTGATTGTAATCACATGCGTGGAATCCTTACTATTTGATAGGTGGCTTGGAGTTATTTTGTTTAATGTATCCATAAAAAGTATTTTTATATCTTCAGCTTTCAAGTCTTTAGGATACTTATTGAGTAGTATATGATAGTCTAAATCAAAACCTTCATTAGATTCAACAACCATATTTCTTCTGCCTGAACCGACTAAATAATAATGAAAACTCCAATCGTTTCCTAGTTCTGTTTTTAGGTCTTCTATAATTTTTTTGATTTCCTCTTTATATTGTTTTAGTTTCTTCTTACCCAAATAGTCCATTTTTCATCTCCTTTAAACAAAGAATTTCTAAATTAGGAACTCTGCTTTTAACAGTTAAATGATTGCATTTATTAATATTTCCTTCAAATGCATTTTTCATAGGTCTAGGTAAATACTGATATATTAATTCACAGTAACTTTCTATCTCTTTGATTTCGTTTTCTATTTTCTCTTCTTCGGTATGATAACTTATAATAATTAGATTATGATGCATGACCTTATTTCTAAAGATTCTTATCTGATTAAGAGCGTCTTCTTCTAATTTTGTTATTAAGCCTTTACTCTTTAGCAGCTCAATCAGTTTGTTAAAAGTAAATTTTTTACTAAACGTAAAATTATATAAGTTTGATGTTTCTTCATTGGATTCAATTAAATCACTTTTATCGACAGAACTGTTTATTGGGTCTTGAATAGGGTCTTTAACATCATAGTTATTTATCAGTCTGGCTCTATAATATTCTTCAACCGCAGATAAATTTCTATACAGCACATTTCTTAATCCTTTATCATATCGAATATAGGTGGATAACTCATGATATGTAACAATATCTTTGTATAATAAAAACGCCTCATATACATGTTTATGAAGAAACAAACCTTTAAATTCTAAATAATCATAAAAGGTCTGTTTTTCTTCTTCATTTGCAAATGTCAACTTAGGAAATAATTTATGTTTACACTCAATCACAAAAAGATCCTCCTCTTATCACTTTTCCATAATTCTATTGTATTGTTACTGATGCTTTCAGTTCCTTTATAATTACCTTTAATGACCTGGTACTGAAAGGCATGCCTTGACTCATGAAAGCAAGTAATCATAATCTCCATATTATTTTTAACACTTTCAATCCAATTTTCATTAAAAGCGATCATATACTCGTCTTTTCTAAAGATGGCGTTTATACCCTTTTCATCTAATGACTTGTTATTAAAAAAACACACTTCAGGCGTCTTAATTTGCAATATCTTTGCTGCAACCTCAACGCCCACCATAGCCAATTCAAAATTATCCATCTGTACCCCCTAAGTTGCCCAATTTAATATAAGTATATCATAAACTAAATCATATAAAAATACGAAAAGCCATATTCATTTTAATAACTGAATATGGCTTTTTTCTCCCTATATATTTCTGATTTATTATTTTGTGTTTATAAATGATAATTTTTCTGCTTTGATTTTTAAGATAAGATTATCAATTATGAGTGATGCTTTCACCCCAATCGTTGCGTCTTCAGTTAAATAGTTTAAAACACTAGTCATCAGTTCTTCGTTTAAAGACACAGGAACTAAATCAGAATCCATTCCTTTTGATCTTTTTATACTTATTGAAACAATACCTGCTAATTTATCAACATTTTTAACCCTACCTACTAAAACAACCTGGTTTAACATAATCTCCTCCTTAGTTTTCTTGTGATACATGTTACCTAAATAAGTCTTCTATATCAAGTGCTAATTCTCTTTATTCGATAACTTATCGGCTATGATTTTCTCTGCTTCAGATAAGGTGGATTTACCATGCATTTTATTAGAAAATGATATATAGTCATCAATGATAGATTCAATTTTACTTTGATTATCTTCTACAAAGTTAACGGCTTTTTCTGTTGAACCAGAAAGGTTAGCGACCCATTCACTTAGGCGTTTAATAACGGCGTGTTTTTTCTCATCACCTATTAAGAATGATTCACCTTTTTGTTTGGCAATTTGATTTTTCTCTTCAACGATCATAATAAATTCTTTTATGGTCTTTTGCACGCTTTCATCAAAAACAATGTCAGTCGCTTTGGTAACTAATTCGGAAACGACTTCTGATGAGTTTTTAATATCTTTTTTTACCTCTTTAATAACCTCTGTTAAACTTGTACCTTCTTTATATTTAGATGTGACGTATAAGACAAGTGTTAGTAGATTAGTCACTACTAAAAATATTTCAAATGTTGTCATTGAGTTTTCCTCCTATTCGGTTATATATGTTTACTTGTGAGTCTTCTAATCTAGAAACCCTGTGTTCTAATACATTAACATCCTTTTTTAAGGACCTAATGTCTTGGCCATGCATTTCTAACAAGTTAAGCATTTTTATATTTTGCTTTTCTATACCTTGTAATCTAATGATGATTTCATCATTTTTTGTTTTATTATGTTTGTCTTGTTTACTGAATTGTTTTATCGTTGTAAGAATCACCACAACCATTGTTACAATCCAATAGATTAAGTTTTCCATTCTAAATAAGTGTAATAGGTTGTCCCAGTCCACATTCAATCAACTCATTTCGGTAATTTTCTAAATAGTCTATTTGTTCTTTGATTTCTTCTATATATTCTTTAGCTCTATCACTGTTCCAGTTCAATTTATAATTTATCATCATTTGGTACCAAGGTTCTTCTACAATTAATTCAAACTTCCCTGTTTTCTTAAAGTGTTCTATTATGCCTCTCATTCTAAATACATGGTAATGAGACTTAAGTGTTTTCTTTATTGCAAACCTCATCCTTGTATAACTTAATAAGGCACATAATTGATTAATCAAAAATGACTTAATATCAAAATGTTTTAAGTTCATGTAATCTAACTCAAAGTCTTTACTCAAGTAAATCACCTTATCTTCCGCCACTAAGATATCATCAGCTGCACTTTTGTAATAGTCAATAATTGTTTCATCAAAGCTTTGTCTTTTAAGATAGTCTTCTCTAGAAAAGACAAAGATATCAATTTCACCTAATTGAACATGCATGTTTCCTTTAAAATTCTCTAAGACAGCTGTTAAGTCTGTATCACTCTTTTCATCATCAAAACCTTATCCTTTTGATCCAGAATAATAAAGAAGTAATACCTTGCTTGAAGGAAACAAATTATTGACAAAGTATAATAAATCATCCATCTATATCACCTTCTATATCAGTGACTATTGGCTCTAATACATCAAAATCATCACTTGCATCTTCAAAGCCGATAACATTCATTTTTAGCCACTCATATCCTTTTTCAATTGGGTTAACTCCTAAAAACAATGGATAATCTTCATAGGGTATAGATATGTCTAGTTCTTCAATTGGAGTACTTTGTTTAGCCCTGGCTTCTTTTGATACATAAGAGGCTAGGCAGATAGTAATTTTTTTATGAGCGTAGCTAATATTAAAAGCTGTAATTCTGTGATAGCTTACAGATATATCAAATTTTGTATCTAACGCTTTTATAATTGCCATTATTTACCTACTTTCTTTTCATCCTAAAGATTGTGACAGATATACTATCAGGTATGCCAACTGAAACACCAGGATTAATATATAACCCACCAAGATTACCATTCACTGAATGGGCAAAATCAACCATCTTTATCGATGCATCATTTTGGTCATTATTGGTTGTGATACTTTTTCCATAAATTACCCATTGCTCTGTATCAAGATAATTTCTTTTGAATGTCGGTGATATTTCAAAGTCTATGACTTTTGTAATACCACTGGTGATACTTGGTCCAGAAACATAACTATCCTCAATATAAAAACGACTTTGGTTTGAACTTGATGATTTTGTATGAGTTGTATCTTCTGTATTAACATGATGAGATACATAAGAACCATATAGATTTGAATTACTAGATGTTCTGTAATAAATGAAAGTATCAGATGTATCATTTGAGTTGCCATAAGTTCCTGCTATGACATGGACTTTATAAATATAGTCTGGATCAAAATCATAAGAAAAACTTCTATAAGTTGATGAAGCCTCTGAAACATAAACTCTTTCAAAGTTACCACCAATTTTTACAACAGATGACTGACCTCTTGCATATAGTATTTCATTAGTATAATCAAAGCCAAGTTCACCCAAATAAGACATATTAGAAGTGGTGGGTTTAGTTGAGCCTCTTTTCACTCTGATAATGGCCACTAGTAAGTTCCACCATCAATAACAGAGGTTGGTTGGAGTACTTTTGTTTCATCAATCCCCAACTGATAAGTAATTCTTTTGGGTGTGTAATCACTATCAATGATTGGATACATGACAAGACCTTTATAGATAGCCTTACTAGCATAATTTGTTGAAGAGCTTGCTAGAGAGGTTCCTGTTGATTCATATATTCTAGCATCTGCAATCGTGCTTAATATAGTTCGCTGCGTTTCTGTTAAGTGAGATGTATTATCCTTATGTGTGTTAAACGTTGTATTAGATACACCACCAAGACCTGCTAGAGATATGGTCACTGCCCCGGTGATCCCATTAACACTCGAAACTGCATCCGTCGGACTTAAGAGTTCTTGCCAGTTAGCAAGACTTGAATAAGGTGTAGACTTAAGTATAAATGATTTCTTTAAGTCCGTCCTAACGGCAACGTCACCCTCTTGTGCGCTAGATAAGGCAAGCATGGCTGATTGATTAGATACCACATAAGTATTGGTCATGGCTATTTTTGGAACCACACTATCAACTAACTTACCACTTGAATTCAAGACAGGAATATTACCACTGCCTGTACCGGTATTTTTAGTAGAGGCTGTTCCTAGATTAAGGGCAGTTATTTTTGTATCGATTTGGTTATTAACTTTGCCTACACCTGGTATTTTTAAATAATCTGATTCTGCTAGTGGGTTAGAACTATTAGCTGTTTTATCAGCTTTAGCAATATATAAGTGTTGACCATTAAAATCAACTTGTGGTTCTCCTGCTTTTACACGTCCTGTTGTTCCAGTAAGTGGCCCTGAACCCGTGGTTGTTCTTCTTTTGATTTGAATTGTTGCCATAATTTATCCTCCTTATTTTTTCATAAATACACTTGTAATATTTTGAAGTGTATTCCCAGTCGTTAGGGTAACTGTGCCATTTTCATAAGTGACACCTAATGAATAATCTGATCCGGCATACCGATAAGTTATCGATGTATGAGATCCAACAAACAAAAACATTGCCTGACCAGGAAAAGTAATCACCGTATTGTTATTTATGGTGACATAGATAACAGAATCCATTAACTCAACTGAACTTGTGCCTGAGAAGGTATAGGTGCCAGATGTTACTCTATTAAGTGTTTTTCTTTTTGGTAGATATCTACTTGTAATCTCATTTTCCAAATCATTCACACGCGTTTTATCTTTTTCAATCCATTGCTTGTGATAATCAGACAAGGTAATTCCACTTGTTGTTTTTATATATGCAGATAATGCTAGTTCATATAAACCTTCCACTTGATTTAGGGTTGTTCTTGTTAGAGATGGATATCCACTTGTTTGTTCTTTTAAATATAGGTTAGCACTATTATTTGATGTATCAACACCTAAGACAACATAGCCATACTTGTTGGAGTCAGGTGTAATAGTGATGGTTGTTTGATTTTCTATATAGATAATTCGTCCATAAATTGAAACATAACCATCACTAAAGGTGATAGTATTATTGGCCAAAGTAAAACTACATTCGTTTTTTAAACCTTTTAAAATACCTACATCATTTGAAAATAAAAAATGGTAAAGCTCTGAATCTGTCTTTGATGTGACATTGCCACCTTCAAAAGTTATTTTTTGTATGCCCATTAAAACTCTCCTCCGTCAATGTTTTGATTCGTGATTGTTATTTGACTTGTCTGACCACTGCTTTTATTTTTACTTAATAATTGTATTTTTTCAGTTAATTTGACCCGGTACTCGCCTAAAGTAATCAATGCTTTATTTAATGAATCCTTAAAAGCTATACCAGTGATGACTGATTCATAAGTCTTACCCTTATGAATAAATGAAATATAATCTCCTAGGTATACATTCTTAAAGGGGACAAATATCTTATTATTCATGTCAATGGTAAAGGTTATATTATGGTCTAGTTTAGATGTGATCATATCGCTTCTTGCTTTTGTTTCTAATGTTTCAAAGTCTTTGTCTGTATATTTATAACTATTAACCATGACACTTGTGTATCTATAGACTGAGTCACTGTCTTCTGTAATATCACCATTTGTTAATAAGTAGTAGGTCTTTATGTTTTTGTGTATTTCATTATCACTTCTTGGATAAAAGATAACTTTATTAACAAGCTGACTTGTTGAATCATTGGTTTCTATATTTAGAATTGATGAAAAATCACTCCTAATCTTTAAGCCTCGCCTAACACTAACAATCCGAAAAACAATACCTCTTATCCTGCCCCTTAAATAAATCACATCTGTAGAAGAGCTAATACCATAACTTTTAGATGCAAGTTCAAAAATTTTGGATATATTGATAATCTTGTCAGTTTCAAAGTTTAGTGTCCCAGTAACACTTGTTTCTTTAGAAACCGTTAAATATGATAAGTTCTGCTTTTTATCTGTATTGAACTTGAAATTGCTTGTTATGATTTGTTTCAAGTAGTCAGCTAAATCACCACTATAGCTATCTGCTTGTATATCCAAATTAAAAATCTCTCTAAAATCGAGAGATTTAATCTGTGTTGTATCATCATCACCTAGTTCTATACTTTCTAAAATACCAATATAAGAAAAAGTTTCATTTCTAAGAACCAGGATATCACCAATGGTGCAGTTTATCTTTGTCTTGTTGACTTTAAAGGTTGAGCGTTTGATTAAGACCATATCTAATACAAGTTCATATTGTTTACTTATATATGCATTATCTTTGTATTGCAAGGTATGTCTATCTAGGAATAGTAATTTCATTTTATATACCCAAGTAGCCTTCAATAACTGTTAGCTTACAAATTGATTCAGTAGCGACACCTGGTTTAAACTCAACTTCAAAATCCCCATGATCTAAAAAGATAAAGTTATCTACTTCAAAGTCTTGTTGGCTGTATATATCCGTTTTGATACCTGATTCGTCCATAATCATTTCTTGTTTGCTTGGCATGGCATTAATAATTATTGTAGCGTTTTCTGCTGTTACATATAATCTTAGAAGAGATACAGTTTCACCATTCTTTTTAATATGAACTTCAGGATTAATAACATTACCTATAATTTCAATTAAAATAGGTGCCTTGTCTAAACCTTCATTTTTTATAAAAGCCTTACCCTCATATGAACTTGAATAAAAATATGGATAGGTGTAAGAATAGACCTTTCCACTTGAACTTCCATTCGCAATAATCTCATAAGTCTTCTCTTTTAACCATAGGGATAACTTCTTAAAAATGATATTGCTTTGAATGGTTCCAGCTATGAGTTCTGCTTTTGAGAGGCTTGCGATATCAACATAACAATAAGCCTTAAAGGCTTGATTTTCATAGTAGAGTTTATATGACTTATAAGACTTACTAATATAATCAACAAAATGCTTATAACCTTGGTATCCTTTTAAAAAGACGAGGGTTTCTGTGATTTCAGTTAATGGGATATTATAATCTGATTTTTGATAAAACTGACTATACTCTAAGTATTTTAAATCCAAAGAAAAACCAAGACCACTCACTTGGGAGATAATGGTCTGGTTTTTATGATTAAAATAATAGATATCACCGTATTCATTTTCTAAGTAAAATTGTCTAATCAAATGACATTACCTCCTAATGCTTGATTGATAGAATCAATATCAAAGGTTGGTGATGTTGTATTGATGGTGATGTTGTTTGTATTTGAGTTTGCTGTGTTTGAGTTTGAGTTATTGACTGTACTTGATCCTTTTAGATTAAATGTATCCGAGAAAAACCCGCCTACCTTACCAAAGAAGCCACCAACTTTATCGGCAGCATTACCTGCAAAATCACTAATACCATCAGTAACCTTGTTTGCAATATTAGATATACCTTCAGTAACATTCCCGAACACATCTTTGACCTTGCCACCAAAGTCACCTATCTTAGAAGGTAAGTCTCCAATCCACTCAAATATTTTTTGGATAAATTCTACTATCTTTTGAACGACTTTTAAAACTGGTTCAAGTACGGTCTTTAAAACATTGATTGCTGGAACTAATACAGCGTTTAAAACTTCTCCTATAACTGTAATCAGTGGTGCAAGTAATCCTAATATCTCAGCAAACATCTGAATCTGAGTCATCAAAGGCATTAAGATGACTTCAAGTATTGGCATAAGTAAATCAAGTAGCATAATGATTAAATCAATAATGACATCTAAGATAGGTTGTAAGGCTGTCATTAAAGAATCAACTATGGCAAGAATCGGTGGAAGCAACTGCATAAAGGTTTCCATGAGTCTTCCAAGCAACTCTTTAAACTCTTCACTTTGAAACAAGGCCATTGCTAATATAGCAATCAATGCGCCTATACCTAAAGTAGCAGCGTTTATTCCAACACCTGCAAATATACCTGAAGTTCCGACACCTTTTAATGCAATGGATGCAATGTTTAAAAGCGGACCGACTTTACCAACGATAGATAGAACAGGTCCTAAAGCTGCAACAACGCCTGTTAAAGTTACAATCATTTTCTTAGTGCCAGCGTCCATATTTTTCCACTTATCAATCCAGTCTTTTAATGTTGGAATGATATTGTCTCTAACCTTTATAGTGAGTTCTTGAATCACTGGTAGAAGTGTACTTGCTAAGTCAACACCTAAACTAGAGACGGCTTGTTTCGTTCTATCGAGTGCATCAGTAAACTCACCTGCTTGAGCGGCTTGTTCATTGGTAACAATACCTAATTCCTTAGCTTCATTTCTTAAATCATAAATAGTAGCTGTTTCTTGAGTTAGAACAGGAATAATATCAGCTGCAACTCTTTCACTTAATAAATCGTTGGCCACACCAACTCTAATGGCTTCATCTTCTACTTCACTTAAAGCATCTCTTATAAGCGCAAATGCTTGATCTGCATTCTTGCCTTCTAGATCATCTAAGCTTAATCCAATCAAGGCTAAACTATCAGCGTATTTATCTCCATTACCTGTCGCAATCTCACCTAATAGTCCATTGACTTTCATAAAGGCTCGTTGCATTCTTTCTGTAGAGACACCTAGAATAGTCGCTGAGTGATTCCACTCTTGCATTTGTTCTGCAGATAAACCTAATTTTTCAGCAGTGTCTCCTATTTCATCAGATGCATAGGCACTCTTAATTGAAAAGGCTGTTAAAGCAGAAACGGCTCCTAAGATAGGAACCGTTACAGATTTTGTTAATGTTGAACCAAGTTTACCAATTTTCTCAAAGTTAGCATTGCTTAGTTCTTTTATTTTATTGCCTGTTTTTTCTAGTTGCCCATTGAACTTTGCCAGTGAAGCCTCTGTGTATTGGACATTTCGCTTGAGTTTGTTAAACTCTTCTTGACTCATATCACCTAATTGAACAGCTTTTTTAGCACGGTCAAGTTCTTGATTTTGAGTGCTTAGTTTTTTCTTTGTTTGAACTAAGATATCATTTAATTTACCTTGTTTTTGTTTCCATAGATCTAAATTTGTACTATCATATCTAAGGTTGGTATTAATAGCTCTAAGGTCTTTATTTTGTTCTTTAAGGTCTTTCTTGATGCCTTTTAATTCATTTTCCAAATCCTTGCCATCAAGACTTAGTTTGATATTTAATCCTTTGACTGTTTCTGCCATTAATGTTCACCTCCAGTGTATAAAAAAAACACATCAAAGGATGTGTTTAATCTATTTTTTTAAAAGCCCTATAATATAGTACTGAAATCAACAGCATTAATAATAGCCAACTAATGATTACTAAGAAATCTGTACCAAAGCTCCATGATTCACCATAGTTAGGGCTATTCAACCATTCTAAAGTCATATTAATACTATACCATTGAAAACCCAAAATTAAACCAGTAAAAACTCCTATGATAATACTACTAATCTTTTTATCAAATCCGCCCATAACAAATAGTATCAACAGATACGTGCTAAAGATTACAGAAGTTATAACTGAATAATAACTAAGCCCGAAAATAACATATATTAAAATTATCATGAGTGGTAAAGCAAATATACTAATTTTTCTTATCATAAATATCCCCTAGTAATAATATGGAGCGCTGCTCATTGCACATATATAATTATAAAACAACCTTGCAGCATATTCTCTATATTCATATGGAACTAAACTAGACCCATATCCTCCAGTTCTCAAAAGAGAAAAACCTGCATAGAAATTACCACTATAATAACTATGATTAGAGTATGTTCCATCTGAATATTTGACATTTAATGACATAAAAACTTCATCTCTAAATCTATTATACTGTGAAGTTGAAGTCGACTTTGAATTAATTTGTGCAGATTCTTTGAATATTTTATATCTGTTAGGATACTGTGAATTATCTCCACTGGTTACATTATAATATGCTGACAATGAATTACTCAAGGTATTTTCCTCTATATCAAGAAAAATCTTTGCAATATTCATTGCATCAATGTCTGCTAACATATCTTCTTCAGGAAACGTACAACTTGAAACCCCAACCCATTCACAAAAATCAATATTTGAATTCGTATAACCATAAGAAACATCAATACTTAAGGATAGTTCTGATACATCAATATTCTCAGTATATAACTTCTTAGTAAATGTATGCAGGTCTCCAAGCCATCCCGCAAGATCTTGTTGATGTTGATTTCCTAAGTCAATTGTATTTCCTGTACTTTGATACGCACCATCTATTGAAGCAAAGAGATGTGTTACATCAATTCCTGTACTATTTACACCATTAAATGGATCGACCAATAGATATCCTCTAGATTTATATGTTGTTGACACATAACCATATTCATCATTATAATCAGAAGCATTTTGTAAAAATTGAGCGAAATATTCATTAAATTCTATTCCAGTTCCATCAACTTGCTCTACATAGTCTACGAATCCCATATTTGTTGTGCCTGCAGTGATTCCCCAGGTTTCATACATAGAGGAATTATCAGAATAATTTTCATTTATACTTCGTAAATAACCTAAAACACAGTTTTCAATGTTAGAACACCCATAGTTTTCAGCAAGTTCTTCTAATTCTGTTACCATATAAATAAGAGTATCAACATCATTAAAGAGTTGTCTTTGTTCTACAATAGTGTCTACAAACTTGTCTTCATAAAAGTAATACTTGTCCATCCATGGAATCCTTATGCCTAAAAAATTATAATGTTTATAATGATAGACATTCTTTCCAGTTGATTCTATGAGTCCAACTTGATCTTCATCAATATATATTCTAACTCTAGTCATCACTTGTTCTGTTACGGTATATGTTCCCATGTCTTCGAGCATTTCCAACTCATTTGCGCCCGCACTAATTTTTGATGTACTAACATTAACAACTATAACCATAATCATAAATAATACAAAACAAACTAATTTTTTCATCTTCTGCCTCTCTTTCAACTTTTGTTAAGTATATCACAAATAATTAGATTGAGTAATAACCTTTGAAGAAATCATAAGAAAAATTTATCTATATCTTTCTGGTTTCCTCTTTTAATCGATCCTTTTCCACTTATAACATTAGTCTCTAACTTAACAATCTCAAAATATGTATTTATATCAAAGTTCTTTGTATCTTCTATTGATAAGCCTAAATGAGCTAGATTGAAGATGATGTTAGCCGATATATTGGAATCATCATTTACCTTTTGTGTATTGCTTGGAGGGTGATCCTTTCTGAAAGGTTCCGAGCATTTCACCTATGGTATTTGTTAAATTTTCTAATTCATTTTGATTACTTAAAATAGAAAAGTCTAAAGACATTAAAAAGTCATTATATGATTGCTTATTAAAAGGTCTTTGTAAAATATAAATGATACGAAAAATCGTATCAATGGCAGTTGATAAATCAGCTTCTTTTTTTATATTGGTTTTTTCAAGTTTCTTTATATCACTAAACAATTCAGTTGAGAACACGCTACGATAATCAATGATTGTAAATAGTGATGAATGTAGGCGATAGTCCTTATCACCTAATTTAAGTGTTTTTTCCATTTTATCTTATCTCCCTAGATAAACGTAGGCAAGGCAGGTGTTTGTGTTAAGAAACCAGTATAATTAGTATCTCCCATACCTGCGATGACTCTTAGTATTTGATTATCACCTGACTCAATAGGTCTAGCTGTTACATTTAATGTAATTGAGTTAGCTTCGATTGAATCGGCTTTAGATTTACTCGCATCTCCTGAAGGTGTCGCTGTACATAAGAAATACCAAATACGTCTTGCTTTGATATCTCCTTGAATCTCATAACCTAGAGCGAATGTTTTAGTTTCATTATTAACAACCTCAACAAGGTTTCCATTTGTATCTTCTAAAACTCCAAAGATATCCTTTTTAAAGACATCGTCAATTTCTGTAAACTTAAGCGTTACAGTTGTTCCTGAATTAGAAACTAACGTTGCAATAACTTTATCATCTGCATAGACTTGTGTACTTCCACCAATTGCCTCAGTTGTAATCTCTTGTGCACCCTCTAATCGTTTAGGTGTGGCAAAGGTCCAAGACCCATCTTCTGCTTGACTTGCAAGCGCATAATGTACATTTGTTAAACCAAATGTGACTTTGTTACTCATTTAAAATACCTCCTGTTTGATTTCATATATTCTGTTAACTGAACTGTCTTCATTGACAAATTCAGACAATAATTCGAATTCATATCCCATAAAATATAGGGACGCTTCTAATCTTTCCTCAAGAACTAAATCTTTCTTCTTCGTAATCAAGCTCACTTGAAAGGTCGCAACCTTCACCACGACTTGATCATCTGCATGGACAAGAGATCGATTACTTAAGACTTGATAAATAATATAGTTAGGATCAGTTTCTAAACCGACTCTAGTGCCATAGGAAACTTTGCCTGGTAATACTGAATCTAGCGTATTAAACAAAGTCTCTAACTTATCTTTCATTAAGTATCACCTTTTTCAATAATCGATTTGATGTCTTCTAACATTTTTGGTGTAAGTAAATCAAATGCTGGACGCATAAAAGGTCTTGGCCCTACATATTTGCCACTTCGGTGTGTAAAACCAAATTCAAGTAGGTGAGTTAGGCCGCCTTTTTGATTTGAGAATATTGAAATGGTTTTATTGATTCCACTGCCTTTAGGCTCTGCAACAAAAGAGTCGGCAAATGGCTTTGAATGACCACTTCTTGGTGCATGTGCATTAATATATTTAATAATATCATTCGCTGTTTCATCTAATCTTTTTTCTAGGCTTTTTTTGATATCTTCTGTATACGCTTCAACAAGCCCTAATATCTCACTGCCTAAATCATCAAGTGTAGCCAATGATATCACTCTTCCTAATCTTAGACTTGCTTAAATATAGTTCTATAAACTGTCCAATCTGATAGGTTCTTTCTATCTTGTAAATGTCTCCTGCAACAGAGGCATATTGACTCTGGTCATACAAGAAACTTTGAATCTTTAATGCCATATCAATTTTTATATCAGAGCGTTTGCTTTCATAATATTCACTTGAGCGAATAGAAAAGTTAATGCCCACAACTTCCTTTAAACTTTGAAGTTGATAAATTGATGAGCCTATCGAGTTTTGAACTAAGTCTAGGGTAAGTAATACAAGTTTTATATTGGGTGAATTAGGATACATCTTCTGAAATCCCCTTAGTTAATGCAATCTGTCCGACCAACATATCAAATGTTTTCGGTAGTTCTTTTGCACTCCCATCATTCTTAAATCCAAAGAATGTCTTCACATAAATTATGATTATGGTAGAAACCATTGGATTTGTTTCATCATTGATATAAGTCGGATCAATCCCACAACTCATCAGGTATGCTTTACAACTACTAATGTGAGTCGATAACTCATGATCAGCAAATGATTCTGATAAGGGTATGAGTAGTGCTTTTTTTACAATATCTAGTATAGCCATGGAATCAATCCTTCCTTATAATCTTTAATCAGCTTTAGCTATTAAGCTGCTGCTTTCTTTTTAATGCGTAAGAATCCGTTATATCCAACAACATTACCACCTGTAAATACAGATGCTTTATAACTGATGATTCCATCTTTGAATTTGTAATCTGTTGATTTTCCGATTTCAACTGGTGAGAATACTGGTACTTCATAATTCTTTAATGCGCCATATGCAATACCATACTCACCTGCAGCGGTATTTGTATTTGAGATGGCTTTACAATGTGAATTAATGATATAAGGAATACCATCAATGGTTTTATTGACATAATCAATTGTATGAACTTTACGACCTTCTTGAGTTTTAAGTCCTGCAAAAGCACGTAAGTCATTCTTATTTAAAATTAGTACTGCTCCGCCTTCAACTTCTTCATCTCCGCCATATGCAAAGACAATATCATCAAGAGTTGAATCTGTGATTGCTTCAATCTCAAGTGGGGTTGTATCAGCTAAAGCTACAGCTGCATCACTAAAGATACCAGTGAATGTATTAGTGGTTCCTGCGCCTCTTAAGATTTGTTCACTA